GGCAGCGCCCCGCATAACCCAGTACGCCCGGGGTCCGGGGGCGGGCTTTAGCCCCGGGCGGGGGCGGGGGCAGAGCCCCAGCAAATGCGCGTGGTCGGAGGCGGCCTCGGCCGCCGGAGACCCGTCGCCCGGGCGCGTTGCGCCCGGCATGTGCAACGACAGAGGGTGTCAAGACTCCATTGCGGAGCCGCCTTAGGCGACAAGGGAGATGTCGGCTTGTACATGGTTTGAAGTGACCGCCTATATTACCGGTCACTTCTGGTTAAAACCTCTGGTTTTTTCGAACTTTTCCTCGGATTTGAGGGCCGCAGCTGCTGTCGTCTTCGACTGAGCGCGTGTGGGGTGGGGGCCCCATTAAGAGCGTTGCTATGCAGGCCCGAAATTACGTGTTTACCATCAACTTCGCCAACGGCGAAGTCACTCTACTCGACCCCGACGAGTTTCCAGAGTGGCTGACATACTGCGTTTGGCAGCTTGAGCTTGGCCATGATAATCATATTGAGCACTACCAAGGTTACCTCGAGTGCTCTGGCAAGAAGAGTATGAAGCAAGTTCACGCGATTCCGGGCTTTGAGCGTGCAGCTCTTATGGTCCGGCGGGGCACTAGTGCCCAAGCTATTATGTATTCCACTAAGGTCGATACTAGGATCGACGGTCCCTGGTTTCACGGGGAGCCTAAGGAGCAGGGCAAGCGGAACGACTTGTCTGCGGTGAAACGCGCCATTGACGCTGGCGCGGCCGACGCGGTTCTTTGGGATGACCATTTTTCGTCTATGACGAGGTACCACAAGGCTTTTTCTACGTACAAGCGCGTTAAGGCCCCCAAGCGCGATTGGATCACCCGTTTTCTCGTCGTTATTGGCCCTTCTGGTTGCGGCAAGACTCAATACGCGAAGGAGTTCTTTCGCGGTGCTTATTGGAAGACAAATTCCAAGTGGTGGGATGATTACGACGGCCAGGAGTATGTCGTCTGGGACGAATTCCAAGGACAGTATCCTTTTAGAGATTTGCTCCGCATTCTCGATAGCTCTCCACTTACTGTGGAGAGTAAGGGGTCTCATGTCAACTTCGTGGCCAAGTGGGTTGTTTTTACTAGCAATTATCACCCGCGAGATTGGTATGACCCGCTTTCAATCAAGGTTGACTGGGATGACTCGCCGCTACGACGTAGGCTGTTGGAGTTTGGTAACGTTCTACAGCTCGGGCCTGTGCCTGACGGCAGAGTGGATTTGGGTGGACGGGACGGAATTTCAAAGTTTTTTCGGGAGTAAAAGTGTCGCTTTTCTTTAGCGGCACTTTTGAGCTTAGCGATATCGAAGATGGAGCGTGCGTCGAAGCGCAGTCGCTCGGCGTCTCGTCCGTCGGCCAAGGTCGGCAAGCGGACCCATCGCGCGAAGAGCGCGGCAGTGTCCAAGCACAATCGGGCTGTGTCCAAGACTAGCGCTGCGCGAGCTATCGCCAACGCTGTTACCATGGGTTTCATGGGTATCGAGAAGAAGTTTCTCGATACGGCTCGTTCTGATTCCAATATCGCCGCTGTGGCGGCGCTCACCGGCGGGGAGTATGACGCGACGACTGGTTGCACGGGGTGCCTTTCTTGTCCTGCGCAGGGCGACACGGAGCAGTCTCGAGATGGCAAGCGCATTGTCATCGACTCTTTGATCATCAAGGGCTATGTTCGCAAGGACGCTGTGACTTCCCAGGCTCCTCAGGAGGGGATCAAAGTTTTTCTCGCCGTGATTCTGGACACGCAGACGAACGGCGCGCAGCTGAATTCCGAGGATGTTTTCAAGAGTCTCGGTGCTGCTGATGCTCTCAATGCCAACCCGATGAAGAACTTGCTGTTCGGGTCTCGGTTTCGTATCTTGAAGAGTCACGTTTTTGACGTGACTCCCGTGGGCATCACGGATACCGCCGCCACTGTTGCGCAGATGGGCGTGCGGCGGGAGTTTGATTGGTACATTCCTTTCAAGGGCGGTCTTCAGGTGAACCTGAACGCCGGTACCACTGCGGATGTGGCCAATGTCATCGACAATTCTTTGCACGTGGTGGCTTTTAGCACCGTCAATAACGTCCCTAAGCTTGCGTACAATGCTCGCATTCGTTTTCAGGGCTGAAAAATAAAAAACCAAAAATACGGGATATTCCCGAAAATTTTTTTGAGAATAGGTGTCGTTTATGTCTAAAAGAGATGGATTTGTGGGCAGCTTTGGTTCTGCCCGGGCTCGTAAGTATTTGCGTAGCGGTTCCGATGATCATGACGATGTGTTGTTGCCGCTTGACGGCAAGGTCTCCGCTGCTCGCGCGTTTCTTGCGGCGCCGGAGCTAAAGGTTTTCGACACGTATCTTTTGGCTACTGATGTAGGTGAGAGTGCTACTTTGTTGGACGGCATGGTTTCCAATTTTGCCGGTCCTATTGCGAACACGCCGCTTTTTAATCCCGGCCTGGGTGATAACACCAACGCTCGTAATGATCGACGCGTCCTTGTAAAGTCATGGCACGTGAAGCTTTCGCTTCAGTTGTTGCCGATTGACAACGGCACTAAGATCCCTCAAGGGATTACGGTGTTTGTTGCTTTGATTCAAGACAAGCAAACTAATAGCCAGGTCTGTGCCCCGTCTGACGTTTTTGTCAATCAGTCGGGCGATCAGAATCTTCTCATGTGTCTGCAACGTAACCCGTTTAGGGGTGCTCGGTTTGAAGTCCTTCGGTCTGATCGCGTAGACATGACCCCGAAGGATTTTGATGTGTTGGATATCGCAGTGCCTGACCAGACTGCCACGTCTGGTCGCTGGGAGCATTTGGAGTTTTTTATCCCGCTCGATTGTGCTGTCAATTTTAAGAACAACGGCTCTACGCATGACGCCATTATCGACAATTCATGGCATATTTATGCTGTCCGTACTCCTCACAACGATGTTCTCGCCGAGATTCATCCTCCTGTTCGATGCGTTTTTACTAGCCGTTTTAGATTTATTGAGTCTCCCGTGTAGGCCGCCGGCAGGGCGCCCCGCCGGCGAGGCGGCCCCCGGCAGGGCCCCCGGAGGGCCGCCGGAGGCCCGCAAATTCAAATTTGCGCGCAAAATAAATATTTTTAAAAATCGTGGGCGAAACAGACTACGTCGACCAGCATGCTACTGTTCTACACTATAGTAACAGACCACAGTTTTGTACCTCCAGCAGATGTCCGAAGCCCGGGAACTTGATACGAACATTTCCACGGCGTGCGGGTTCAATCCCGACGCGCCTTTCGTGGGCCAGGTAAAAAATTTTCCCGCCAAAATTCAAAAATTCAAAAGATGGAGGAGGAGGATTTTCCCGCCCACCAGCCTTCTGACGACCCTGACGGTGATATGATCACTCCTCACATGGAGTCCGATGACGAGGTGCAGGAATTTGTTCCCACCGAGGCGGAAAAGGATGCCGCTAGCCGCCTTCACGATATGAAGGCCCCTCGGGCCGCCAAGGCCGCGAAGCGCCCTCGATCGCCCGTCGAAGACGACGATTTGGTGCCCGATCTCGCCGAGATCTTCGACAATTACGACACGCCGCATCCGGTCCGCATTTCCATCTGCCGGGCGTACGCTTCTTACATAGCGTCGCTACAGCCCAAGAAGCCGCGCGCGGTGCCCAAGAAGAAGTCCAAATAAAGTAGCCTTTTTTTTCTTAGCGCACTGGACCCCATTAGCGCAGGGGTCGGCCCGAGCTTGCGAGGGCCGGTTAGGGAATTAAGGGTCCCGCCCCGGAAGGCGCGCTCGCAACGCGCCGCCCGGGAAGGGTAGGGAATCCCGCCGCAACGCGCGGGGGACATAGGGTCTTTAGGGAGGGGGGCTTGTCCCCCTTTCCTTTCCGCCCCTGCGGGGCGGGGGCGGGGGCAGCGCCCCGCATAACCCAGTTCGCCAGGGGTCCGGGGGCGGGCTTAGCCCCCGGCGGGGGCGGGGGCAGCGCCCCAGCAAATGCGCGTGGTCCGTAGCGCGCCTAGGCGCGCGGAGGACCCGTCGCCCGGGCGCGTTGCGCCCGGCGTGTTAACTTGGGTGGGACCCATACGGACGTGTAGGACATGGGGGGTAATCCTGTACACGTTTTGAAGTGACCGTCTATATTACCGGTCACTTCTGGTTAAAACCTCTGGTTTTTTCTTAACTGTGGAGGGCTGCAGTTGCTCGTGTTGGGTTCGGCTTTGCTGAACCGAACCGTTTCCGAGAGCGGATTGAGCCGCAGCAAGGCGATTGGAGCGCGAGGTGTGCTATGCAGGCCCGGAACTACGTTTTCACTATTAACTTCGCCGACGGCGAAGTCACTCTACTCGACCCCGACGAGTTTCCTGAGTGGCTGACTTACTGCGTATGGCAGCTTGAGCTCGGCCACGATAGTCTCGTTGAGCACTATCAAGGTTACCTCGAGTGCTCTGGGAAGAAGAGTATGAAGCAGGTTCACGCTATTCCGGGCTTTGAGCGCGCCGCGCTTATGGTCCGGCGGGGCACTGGTGCCCAGGCCATTGCGTATTCCACTAAGGTTGATACTAGGATCGACGGTCCCTGGTTCCACGGGGAGCCTAAGGAGCAGGGCAAGCGGAACGATTTGTCTGCGGTGAAGCGCGCCATTGACGATGGCGCGGCCGATGTAGTTCTTTGGGACGAGCATTTTTCGTCTATGACGCGTTACCACAAGGCGTTTTCTACGTACAAGCGCGTGAAGGCCCCCAAGCGCGATTGGTTTACCCGCTTTTTAGTCGTTATCGGTCCTTCTGGTTGCGGAAAGACTCAGTACGCGAAGGAGTTCTTTCGCGGTGCGTATCGGAAGTCAAATTCCAAGTGGTGGGATGATTACGATGGTCAGTCGGAGGTCGTTTGGGACGAATTTCAAGGACAGTACCCATTTCGTGATTTGCTTCGCGTTCTCGATAGTTCTCCACTTACTGTGGAGAGCAAGGGGTCTCATGTCAACTTCGTGGCCAAGTGGGTTGTATTTACAAGCAATTATCACCCGAGAGATTGGTATGACCCGCTTTCGATCAAGGTTGACTGGGATGACTCGCCGCTACGCCGTAGGCTGTTGGAGTTTGGTAACGTTCTACAGCTCGGGCCTGTGCCTGACGGGCGAGTGGATTTGGGTGGAGGGAACGGAGTTTCAAAGTTTTTTCGGATCGAGTGAAATTTTTCTCGAGTAAAGTGTCGCTTTTTCGTAGCGGGACTTTTGAGCTGAGCGATGTCGAAGCGGAGCAGGTCATCTGTGAAGTCGCATGCCGGGAAGGCATCTTCAAAGAAGCGTGCCAAGAGTGCCAGCGCGACGAAGGTGCGCCGCAGCACGAAGCTTGCCGCTGCCCGAGCCGTGGCCAACGCGGTGACGATGGGGTTCATGGGGATTGAGAAGAAATTTCTTGATATGGCCAAGGCGGATGCCGTTGTTTCGTCTGTTGCTGCGTTGACTGGCGGCGAGTATGATCCGTCTACGGGTTGCACTGGGTGCCTTTCTTGTCCGGCTCAGGGTGACACCGAGCAGAGCCGCGACGGCAAGCGGATCGTTGTCGATTCGTTGATCCTCAAGGGATATGTCAGAACCGGGGAGTCTCTGGGACAAGCGCCGTTGTCCAACATCAAGGTGTTTGTTGCCGTCATTTTGGACACTCAGACGAATGGCGCTCAGCTCAATTCGGAGGATGTGTTTAAGAATCTTCTGAACTCGACTGAGGGCACTGTGTGTCCTACCAAGAATCTGCTTTTTGGCTCTCGTTTTCGCATTCTGAAGAGCCATGTGTACGACTTGACCCCGATTGGCATCTCTGATGCTGCCGCCACTGTGGCCAGCTATGGGGTCCGTCGTGAGTTTGACTGGTATATTCCGTTTAAGGGCGGCTTGCCTGTCAACATGAACGCCGGCACGGATGCGAATGTGGCCAATGTGATTGACAACAGTCTTCACGTTGTGGCGTTCTCTACGAATGCTGACTGTGCCATCGGCTACAACGCTCGCATTCGTTTCCAGGGGTAAATCTTTTATTAAAAATACAAAAATACGGGGTTTCCCGGCAAAATATTTTGGGGATAAGGTGTTGATGAAGAGAGATGCTGCCTTTCGGAGCCCTCGTCGGTCTGGCTTTGCTTTCAAGCGTTTGCATGGCGATCCCGATGATCATGATGATGTGCTGCTGCCGTATAACGGCTCGTTCCCCACTGTTGGCACGCTTCTTTCGCCGGAGCTGAACGTGTATGATTCTTCTCTCGATACTCGCGAGCCGTCTGT